AGACGAGGTGCGCGATGCGGCCAGCTGCGCAGCTTTAAACCCCGGGTCATTTGTAAAATCTCCTTGGATTACTCGCGTCAGCTCAGTCCCGGCACCTGCCGCTCCGCCTGAAGACGTCCAAGGGCTAGATCCTGCAATAGCTCGCTGAGCTTCTTGCCGCTGCTTCTCCGCCTGGCTCATCCCATAAATACCCGAGCCAATGCTCATGAGCGTGGGTAGCCATCCTTGTCCACCCGCTCCCATGCCGCCGGAGGCTCCGCCAGTAAAGGCTCCTGCACGACCACCCAGCGCAGTCCCTGGCCCCATCGTAGAATTGTAAAGACTTTGTAGCCAATCGCCAGCGCTGCTGGAAGAGTTCTGCGGTACGTATGAAGTTGGAGAGTACTCAGGAGCATCAAACTGGGGCGCGATCTCACCGCCGGGATAACTAGTTTGATTGTAAGAAGGGGACGTGGGCGAGTACGCTGGGGCATCAAATTCTGGGGGATATACGTCTCTTGGAGTAATATCTACACCTGAAACATAAGATTGCGGCAAGTAAGAACTTGCACCCATATTCGACCCGTAATAATCATAAGTATCAGCCATAAAATATCCTTTAACTATTAGTTGCTAATCGACGCAAAAGTAAACTTGCTTGAGCATCCCCATCGCCAGGAATGGTAAAGTTAGGATCTTGTCCCATTAAAGATTGTTGCGCAGACGCTTGTTGCATATTGCCAAGAGTTGCATTTCCAAACGGGCCATAGGATGCTTTTTCCGCCGCCGCATTGCCCATCAGACCGCTTGCAAGTTGCCCCGCTCCCATAGCTCCAGCTTTCCCTCCAAGCATTCCTCCAAGAGCCGTAGCTCCAGTTCCAATTGCTCGCTCGCCCAGGAATCCTAAAGGATCGCGGGATTGTGAAGCGTTGTATGCAGTAGTTGCAAGAAAACCACCCATCCCAGGAATTAACCCCAACAGTGCCTGCACCGGATCTTGATTTTTACTGTAATTAACCGCACTGTTAAACACATTGCCAATAACAGGAACAAATCCCATGAGTGTTTGAATTGCTCTTCCAGCCGGTGTATCAAAAAAACTTGGCGCTGGTTGCGTTCCTTCCAGGCCGACTGTCTGCGTAGTCGGGCTCATATTATACCCGCGACTGTTTGCGTTAGCTTGCAGTCCCTGGTATCCAGTTTGCTGTAACCCGTAACTACCTTTACCTAGATTAGCCATGCCTTCAAGAGCCTTGCCACTGAACCCGTAGTCAGGCGACAAGTTAGAATCTTGCCCGTAAGTTCCAAGGCTAGCCACTCCAAGGTTGGGTGCAAGGTCTTGACCTTTCAAACCCTCTTGGCTGCCTGTGCCTAGGTTAATCCCCATGCCTGCCAAGGTTGGCGCGCTGAGTCCTAGTTGGTTGCCGGCGGACAAGCCAAAGTCAAGGCCTGGATTTAACCCTTGCGCAGGGTTTCCTTCCGGAGCTGCGTTTTCTCCGTAAGCTCCAAAACCGCCAGCATCGTAACCACCATATTCCATAGTCAGTCCTAAGTTGCAGCGGTCTGCGCGGTAAGCAAACCGTTAGTAAAAGTCATACTGCCATTTGCGCCGAGTGCGGTTAGTTTAGCAGTTGTGATTGTAGCGGAAACCCCGGCAGTAGAAGTACCTGTACCGCCATTAGCAATGGGTAGGATACCTGTTACTTGAGTAGTTAAACTTACATTACTTAGCGTTCCCCCAAGTGTTAAATTGCCAGCAGTTGTTACTGTGCCCGTTAAAGTAATTCCGTTAACTGTACCTGTACCACCGACAGACGTTACTGTACCATTTCCCTTATTGTTAAACGTAGTCCAGTCTCCCGAACTCAACGCGCCACGATTAGCCGCCGAAGCTGTCGGGACGTTTAAAGTAATAACTACATTAGTAGTTGAATTTGCAACGGTCGAGCTTAGATTAGTCCCCGCTGTCCCGAGAGTCAAAGCTGCCACACTCGACACTGATCCCGCACCACCCTGCCCCAGGTTCTGCGACAAGTCCAGAAACCAACGAAGCCAGATAGGATTAAACGCAGCCTTGCCTGATACTTCATCAAGTATCACAGGCAAAGCCCAGGTTGGCGGCGGCTGAAATACGTTAGTTGCCATCAGAGTGTTCCAATGTCTAGCTGCAACTCAATCGCCTGCAACCGCAACCGCGTGTTAGACTGGTGCCGGATCTGCGTAGTCCGCCGCATGAAGGTACCGCAGTTTGCCAGGATTGGCTTGCGTACTCCCATATCGACAAGGCGGAAGCTAGACCACTTGCTTGCTTCATAGTCAGAGTCATTCACCCGTACTTGCAAAGTGCTTCCAGTCGTCTGATCTCCGATGAACTCCATCATAGTCATCTGTTTTCTTCGGCGCATTCCACCGTCAAAGTTAGGTGTAAACAAATCTACTGTGATGACTTCACCGTCGTCAGAAGTGTAATCAGAATCAAACAGGTATAACTTCCCATTCGTCTCATGTTGCAGTACACGACCAGTTCCCGAAAGAAATGTCGATGAAACAATCTTAAAATAGTTTCCATCTACATCTGTCCATTGTGCCCACATCTTATCAGTCATATCATACACTAACGTGATGTTATCGTTTTTCAGTGTGATGCCGTAAAATCTGTGTCCATCGTACTTAATGCCGAAAGAAGCTACGTTGCTAAAGTCTGCCTGGCCAAGTAACCGTTCAATCGGTTTTGTAGATACGATAGTTGGTTTAAGATTATCGACCAGGATTACCTGCGCGGCTGAAGAACGATTGGTAGCTACCCAAAGCAACGTACCGTCGATCTCCTGAACAGAATCTGCGCTGACGCAACCGTAGTTTATCTTTGCCCCCTGCACCGGGCCGAGGGGAGACGCGCTGGTATTCTGGGCGTCGTAGAAAACCTCGGTTGACCAGCCCTTAAGAGCCAGGACGTAGACAAGTTGCTTAGCCAGAAATACTCCAGCGTCAGGTTCAATCTGTGCGCCAATGAGGTTTAACAGGTCTGTCCACAAAGTTGGATCGTTTAAAGAATCGCATCCGTGAATATAAGACGTAGTGTCTAACACGTAAGTCGTACCATCTAGGTACGCAAATCCTTTAACAGCAACCGCTCCGGCAGTCGTATACGTGTTACCAGGAAAGTTAACCCCAGACATTTGCGTAAGGGTGGTGTCATCCCAGTTATAAGAAGCTACTGCATTGCCAAGCTGCAACCGCGGAGTACTGCCCAGGCTAGCAGAAAACTTATACACGCCTCCCGTTGCGTCAACTGTGCCGATGTTAGTCCCGTTTTTGTACAGCGTTGCGCCAAAGATTGAGTATATATCTCCATTCCAATTTGTCACGCCGTAGCCATTACCGACTTTTGTATCGCCTGTTTGCAACAACCCTGGACGCTTAAAAATCCAGTACTCATCAGTCTTATCATTCTTCTCTACGTAGCCATTGACAAGACGTGCGTCTTTAAAAGGTGTGTGATCCCGGTTAGACGCTTCAAGCACCAGCGGCAAACGCTTAGGAATCGCAACTGTTTCAGCTTGTGCCATTTAACGAAATTTCCCCATAGAGTACTGTCCACGAGAGTCTGGAGTAAACCGAGTTGGTGCGTCTTCAACGTCCCAGTCTTCCAGCATAGTTCGATAGCTGATTGCTCGCTGCTGACAACGATCCATGATTGCCTGGGGTTGGCCTGTCGCCAGTTCGTCCGCAAGTCCCCAACGCAGCGCAATTCGCCACTCGATTGGGAAGTTCATAGTCTCCGTTACGGAGATGAAATTGGTAACTTGCGTTTGCAGCAGTAAGTGTGCGGTGCCTGTTGCAGCTACTGCATCAGGGATTAGCCAAAAGAATACGCTTAACTCTTCCTGCTTTTTATTAACGAAGTAAGAGTTAATCTGGCCAGTTGTGTTAACCTGGCTCAGGCGAATGTAATCATTCCAGCTTAACGGAACCAGGGGCCGCCGAATGCCGTTGGAGTCCATGTAGTAAGCGTCAATCGCCCGAGGCGGCTTAGGCATAACTACGATCCCGGTAGGACTAAACGTATACGTCCCTAGCCCCGCAACCAAGGGAACTGTTGTATCTACGTTCAGCCAGAGCTTCAGCCCCTGCGTCTGCCACAGATTTATAATATCTGTAAGCTTCCGCATCCCGGTTACGATCTGCTCGGAGTTGGGGGACTGCCCTTCCTGCGTTAATCCCGCATCAAAGTACGCATCGCTGATAATAGCAATTGGAGTGTTAGGATTAGGCGCAGTCATGGCAGCTTACCCCCGACCTTGAATTACTTGGAAGTCAACCGTGCCGCTTGTCCAAGAAGAGACATTAATTCGCACTGCAGTTACTACGTGATCCAGCCCGTAAGATCCGTCAACAGTATTTCCTGTCGGCGACGTTAGTGGCAAGACTCGTAAAGTCTGCATCCAGCCCACTCCGTTACCGGCACTAAGTCCTGAATTTGCAATTGCAACTGTTACGTTATTAGCATCAACAACAGTGGCTACGTTAAACTCAGCGTCTAGGTTAGCCCCGCCGTTACCCCAAAGTTTAACCCAGTCACCTACACTCAATCCATGCGCAGTTTTAGTAATTGTCAGCACAGTCGTAGTACGCGACAGTGTAAATTGTTGCGTAAGATTCATTGGGTCTTGCGCATTGTCAAGACTGTACTCAATGGAATAAGTAAGCACGGCGCCGCTTGAAAGCATTGCACTTACGTTACAGTTAAAACTAGTCTGTAACCGATTGATTGGAATCCAGGGAGCGTAACCGGCCGCTGAAAGTCGCTGTGTAATGGGATACATAAATTCTCCTAACGGGGGTGATTAGCCCCCGAGTAAAGTTAAACAGCGGCGGGATTGATCAAAGCAGACTTGTCGACAGCGCCAGTGATCGGACTGTAGTTGTTGGTAAAACCAAACGAACCACCAGTGCCGGTTGGAATCCAAATACCTGCGGTTGCGTCGAGCTGGTACAGATAGTTATCATACGCATGACCAGTCCAACCAGTTGCCGAAGTCGAAATAAACGATCCGCCAGTTGAGCTGGTGTTTGGACGCTCCAGGTGGTTACGCGCAAACTCAAAGTTAGTCATGTTATTAGCACCAGCTGCGAGCATACAGGCCGTGTTGTTCAAGATTGCAAAACAACCAAAGTTATCTGCGATCTTTACACGATCTGTAGCAGTTGTTAACTTAATTGCCGTTGTAGCTGCGGTAGTTCCAAGACTAGAAATAACGCAGTTAGTAAATGACAACCCTGCCATTGCCTGGGCACTTGCAGAACTAGTTACAATACTGACAAAGTTTAAAACGCTACTGATATCCCGGAACTCGCAGGAGTCAATTGAAAAGTCCTGTGGGCCAGTTGTAATAGTCCCCGATGCAAAGGTCTGGCTAAAACTGACTACATACACGCCGATGCCACCAGTTGTACCGGAAGTTTGCGACTGGATTCGAGTGCCTGGAATAATACCGGTTCCCATGATAGCTGCGCCGGGATACAGCGTACCACTGCCAACCGCGGTAACAGTCATTGTAGTCGAGGCAATCGAGGCCGTAACGCTTGCGCTGATGCCTGTAAATACCGAAGCAACATCTGCAAAATTGCAAAGAAACAAGCAATTTTGAATGCTGAGGCCAGAGCCGGTAACTGGAATATTCGCTGTAGCTGCGGTGGTGAACAAGAAAGTTGGACGAGAAGCACCGCTGCCCATGCCAAGAATAGCTACGTCAGACGAAGTAAGCAGTAGTGTTGTAGCAGATGAAATACTTTCCAAATGCCCAGCACCGACAACTACAATATCTCCGCGTCCGGGCATCGTTTGCGTAAGTGCAAACTTAAGCGTAGCAAACGGATCAAGGTAAGTACCCCGATTACCGTCGCTGCCAGCGCGAGCTTGAGGATTGAGCTGAACTGAGTTATCAACCCAGTATACTTGACCCGGTTGAGTTTGCAGAATGGGCATACCGCGAACACTGATACCGTTAGAGAAACCGTGGGGGAAATTAGTAAAAGGCATTTAAAACTCCTAAATGGGATTGCATTGCAACCAAAAAACTTACTGGAACTGCCAGTCCATTTCGCGCGGATTACGGTTAAATAATCCGCGCTAACTTACAACAAAACCTTACGGCCCATTGCTTCCATAGATACCACGTGGGTCAGTGCACCCAACGCTCATACGCATATAGCTTGCGGCCTTTGCGTTTTTGGTGTCGAAGTCGTTGTCCTGATCGAACATCGGCTCGTCACGCCAGAAGAACGTCATACCATTCGGGCAGTTAGTCCGAATAAACCACGCGTGAGGCGCGGTGAAGTAGTGGTTCATCTTGATGCCCTTGGGGAAGGCATTAGTAGCTTTCAACACGTTGATGTTGTTGTTAGCTGTGTTGGATTGCAAC